TGTTGTTGCATTCCACCAACACCCATGAGAGATTGTATATCTCCTTGACCTAGTTGTTGACCGAGAGCCCCGAGTCCTGCTTGAGTTTTACCCACCTCGGCTTGACCCATTCCTAGTTGACCCATTCCTGAACCTAGTTGAGCTATTCCTTGTCCAGCCATCAGTTGTCTTTTTTGTTGATCACCAAAGGCACCCATTGATGCACCTTGTGCCTGTTGATAGTTTCGTGACATGTCTTCAAAGACACGTCGTGATTTAATATCGGCTAAGTTACGATCCATTTCTGCTTCTTGAACACCCATTCGAGATCCACCAAAAGCCCCTGCTTTTTGTGCAGAAGTTGCAAGACCCGTTTTAGCAATGTCAGCTTGTCGTTGATATTCTTTTAATGCTTCTTGTGTTACATTTGTTTGGTACGGATCCATAAAAGCTTGCGCTGACGTAGGATCATAAGATTGTGCTCCACTTTGAAGGTAAGGTAAACCTTGAGCCATGGTGCTTGCACCGAGAGCTTGTGTTGCGGCTCCTGCTCCTGTTTGCTGTTCTGCTTGCTGAAGATAAGGAGCATAGCCTCCAATTCCACTTGAGGCTAACCCAAAGGCTTGTTGTTGTTCAGGAGTAAATCCTGCAAATTGAAATCCAGGAATAGGTTGAGAGACACCTGCTCTCCCAAACTTTCGTAACTGAAAAGCTTCATTACTTTCCCCTGCATTTTGTGTAGCATTAGGATCACCAAAGACTGAGCCGAGTAATTGCTCTGTTCTATTTTCTATATACTCAGGTTGGCGTATAATCTGTGTGCTTACATCAGCCATTATGCGCTCCCATATTTGTTTTGCATGTCATATAAATATTTAGACCCTCTATCTCTTTCATCTTTTCTTCCTTGTCCTCCTAGCTTTGATCCTAATCCTCTAACGGTTCTTGCGTTAACAACAAACTCACCATCACTTAACATCGCAGGTACTTCATCACTTGTCTCGGTTCCCGGTCCTGCTATAGGTCCGTTCTTACGAGGAAAATCTCCTCCGTTTGCTAAACTAATAATTCCTCCGTTTGCTAAACCATATGGGTTAGTTGAAGTACCATAAGATACGAGTTCATTAGGATTAATCTGTGCTGAACTTAAATCTCTAAAAGGACTTTGTGTTCCGTATACTTTTCTAATATCCATTTCTGTTTCCTCTTCCCCACCTCCCGCTGCGGCTCCAAGTCCTAATGCAAGCATAGCGCTTTTCATAGGATTAGCTTTTATTAAACCCATGCCTTGGCTAAATATACTAGGTTTAGGGACTGCGCCTTTCATTATGGCATCTTTAAGTAAAATTTTATTACCCCCTGAAGCTGCATTAAGAACGCTTGATGGTGCCATTGTTGCCTTACTAAACAATCCACTGAGGCCTTGGCCACCTTGCATTCCACCAAATTTACTAAGAGCTCCTCCTGTGAGTCCTGCCATTGCTGCAAATTTTAAAGCTTCTTCGGGACTTTTCCCGGCGACTAAACTTCCAAGTCCACCACCGATAGCTGAACCTAACATAGGCCCACCATATAAAAATCCTAGTCCTGCGCCAATTACAGGGGCGGCTTTCTTAGCCATTTTAAAAATCTTCTTTAGCATGTTCTCCTTTTGCAAGTCATGATTGTAGGTAATATAAGCAAGAAGGCCAAACTTGTAAGATGCGCCAATTTAATTCTATATTTATAGGCATAATATTGCTATATGACAATACATATTTATAGCTAAAACCACAACAAGGAAAGAATGAAGGCTAAAAAAAATTCTCCAACTATAATTACAGTCCCCTCCTATCCTAGTGCGGGTCGTCCTTTAACAAGTGAAGAATGGAATTTTGTGCAAAAGAATATGGAAAATTTTAAAAAAATAACAACAAAGGGTAAGAAAGATAATGACAAAAAAGAAAAAGATTGAAGAAGAAGTATTAAAGTTCCAAGCTATTAGACCCTTTGGTCCAACAATAATTAAAGGTAAGCTTCCAGAAAATTTAGTGAAACTCGTTGATGATAAAGCAACATCAATGTTGAAAGATAAAAAACTAGTAAAGGAGTTTGATCATTCAGGACAGCTTGCGGGAAATGTTAAACAGGAAATACGTTTTCCTAGTGCATGGATGAATACACCAGAGTTCCTTCCTATGGTTCATGTAATAAGTGAAATGGTTAAACAGTATATTTCTATTCCCCCTGCCAGCGAAACTATAACACCTGACTATGTAGGTAAAATGGTAATTGAATCTATGTGGTTCGTGAGCCAGTGGGCAGGAGACTTTAATCCTTTTCATATACACGAGGGACAACTATCAGGAGTTTTTTATTTACGAGTACCTCCAAGTTTACCAGAAGAGTATGCAAAGGAAGATCACTATCCAACAGTAGGTGACATAACCTGGTTCGATGGTAGGGCTTCTACTTTTAGTGGTCATAAATACCAACACTCTCCAAAGGTAGGTGACATATTTTTATTTCCTAATTGGTTAGCACACGGTGTCTATCCATTTAGAACACAAAATGAAGAGAGACGATCTGTATCATTTAATCTTCATCTTATTAAAAAAGAAGAAGAAGAAAAAATATTATTAAAGTAAATAAATGACAAATATTGAAATTAATAGAGTTCCAATTTTTGTAAATGAAATATTTTATTTTCAATTACCTGATTTTAAAGTGTTGCAAAAAAAAATAAAACAAATTGTTTTAGTAGAAGAAAACAAGTTATTAAATAGTTCGCCCACAGAAGAATGTAATATAAAAGCAAAGAGGACAGCGTGGAACTCACATTATCGTTACCCTGCATTAAATGATCTCTCTAAAGAAATACAAAAATATTTACAGATTTTTATTGATAAAGAAGGTTATGATATTCCTGCTTTACGAATTGAAGAATGTTGGGTTAATTGGTATAAAAAAAATCAAAACGCACTTCCACATAAACATGGAGGACATCTTTCAGTTGTTTTGTTCGTTGATGTTGAGGATACAGATGCTAAATTTTTTTTTCATTCAGATGACTATGCTGTTTTAATGAAAAAAACAGATAGTGAAGTAAATTTTACTAATGTTAAAGAAGTAAATGCAAAAAATGGAACTGTTTTATTTTTTGATGGGAGTGTTAGTCATTCTGTGACTTCTAATAAAACAGACAAAAATAGAATTTCTGTAGCAATTAATTATGCTCCTTTTTACAATGAACATAGAAATGAATATTAAAGTATTTGATAACGTTAGCATGGAAAACTTTAACATAGAAAATAAACCAATGGTCCGTGTGACGTGGCTCGATGCCCGTGATACAGAAACAGGATGGATGCCTGTAAAAGATATTCTAGAAGCACCCTTAGCACTATGCCAAGAAGTTGGTTGGATGGTTGTGAACAATGAGGAAAAAGTTGTAGTCATGCGATCCTGGTGTTTGGACAAGGGAGATAATAGTGGTGGAGGTGTTATTGCTATTCCCAAAGGATGGATAAAAAAAATAGAATACTTAAAAATAGATTATGCAACACAATAAAGAAACAGCATACGTTCAGTATGTTGATAATTTTTTTAATGTTGAGACATTAGAATCACTACAAGAAACATTTCTTAATTTAAAATATACCGACGTAAAAAATGAAGATGGAAGCTATGGTAAAAGACATACTTTTTCTCTTCCTCACTTTAAGAACGATCCTATTCTTGCCCGGATAAAAGAATTCTTTTTTCCTCATACAGCATTAGAGCCTATATCTATCCATGCACATTTACGCCATACTCAAGGGGAGCCTAAAGTTCATATTGATAATGATAAAGGAAATATAGCAAACTTTCTTCTCTTTGTTAAAGGAGAGCCTTTATTAAATAATGGCACCGGATTTTTTATTGATGGAAAACTTTCTTCTCACGTAGGCTTTGTAGAAAATAGAGCTTTATTTTTTAATGGAAGAAAAATATGGCATAGCGATTTACAAACATTTGGAGACAGCTCTCCTAGATACACACTTAATATTTTTTATAGGGCAGAAGTAGCTAAAGACGCAGGAGTTTAGTGAATAACATTTTTATAGGAACTCCTTGTTATGGAGGAGTGTTAACCGTTAATTATTTTGAAAGCTGTCTTCGATTAATAGAAGAAGCTTCTAAAAAAAAGATAGGATTACAATTCGGCACTATTGGAAATGAGTCTTTAATAACACGAGCTCGTAACACATTAGTTCAGTTGTTTATGGATAATTCTGAATATACTCATTTACTTTTTATCGATGCTGATATTGGTTTTAATGAAAAAACTGTTATGCGAATGTTGGAATTTGATCAAGATGTTGTGACGGGAGTGTACCCAAGAAAGACTATTGATTGGACAAAAGTTATACGGAAAGTAAAAGAAAATCCTGATATTAATGAAAATGAATTATTAGCCTCATCGCTACAATATAATCTTAACGTGAAAAATTCACAGCATGTAGAAGTAAAAAAAGGATTTATAGAAGTATTAGATGGCGCCACAGGTTTTATGCTAATTAAACGACAGGTCTTTGAAAAGATGGCTAAAGCTTACCCTGAATTACAATTTAAATCGGATCAACATTTAAATGATCCTCACGATAAAACATTTGATTATCACGATGATTCCAATTGGAATTATACTTTTTTTGATACGATGATCGAACCTAAAACGAGAAGATACTTGTCAGAGGACTATGCTTTCTGTAGACTATGGCAGAAAATTGGTGGGATTGTTTACGCTGACATTACAAGCGGCCTAACACATTATGGAACATATGCCTTTAAAGGTAATGTAGGTACTCAATTCTTGCCACCGAAGAAGAAATAATTTAGTATGTTGCTCTATGAAATTAACCGATTTAAAATTTCAACCAGGCGTAGATAAACAAGATTCTCCTTACGCAGCAGGAGATTCTCGACGTTATATCGACTCCCAATTAGTAAGGTTTCATTACGGAAAACCCGAACGTTGGAAAGGATGGTCGTATCTTCCAAATCCTAACCAAACGGTTGTTGGCGTGGTTCGTGATACGCATTCCTGGGTTAGCTTAGACGGCACCCGGTATCTTGCTTTAGGAACCGATAGAAAACTATATATATTAGAGGGTAGTGCTCTTTATGATATTACACCTATTCGAGCCACAGAGAGTTTAACAAACCCTTTTACGACAGTAAGTGGTAGTCCTATTGTAACTGTGACTGATGCAGCTCACGGAGCAAGTGCAGGCGACTTTGTTACTTTCACAGATGGTACGACTAATAATGTTTTAGACGGAATAGAGTTTAATAATGAATTTGAGATTACAACAATTGTTGACGCTAATAATTATACAATAACATATTCTTCAAACGCTACGGGCGCTACAGCGGGTGGCGGAGGATCAGTAACGGCAACTTATCAAATTACAGTAGGACCTGCTACATCAACGTATGGTTACGGGTGGGGTGTTTTAACATGGGGACTAAGCACATGGGGAACAGCACGTTCTTCATCCAGTATAACTCTTGATGCTAGAAACTGGTCGTTAGATAATTTTGGAGAAGATCTTATTGCTACTGCTTTAAATGGAGGTACTTATCAATGGGATACTTCCACTGGTACTGGAACTAGGGCCGTGAGCCTTGGTGCGACAGCCCCGGTGGCTTCTCGTTTTTCTTTAGTATCCTCTGACACAAGACATTTATTTTTATTTGGTACTTGTACCACGGTCACAGATGCAACGACCCAAGATGATTTATTTTTTAGGTTTTCTGATCGAGAAAGCTTAACACAGTGGGCACCGAAAGCGACGAATGAAGCAGGGTCATTACGCATTGCTGACGGTTCACGTATCATAGGAGCGGTAACATCAACAGGTCAAATCCTGGTATGGACCGATCAATCCTTGCACGGTATTCAATTTGTAGGAACTCCTTTTACATTTGGTCAAAGACAATTAGGAGCTAACTGCGGATTGATAGCACAGCACGCTGCCGTTGATGTGAATGGTCAAGCTTTTTGGATGGGTGATGACGCCTTCTATATGTACGATGGTGTTGTTAAAAAAATGGCGTGTTCTGTACAAGATTATGTATATGATGATTTAAGCTACACAAATAAAAATGATATAGCTTGCGGTATTAACCCTGAATTTAATGAAATTATGTGGTATTATCCTTCAAATAGTGCGACGCAAATTGATAGGGTTGTTGTTTATAATTATCTTGAAAGAACATGGTATACATCAACATTAGGACGTACGAGTTATCTTGGAAATTATACTTTTGAAAATCCTATAGCTACCCAATATAATGCTTCTTTAGTGGCTAGTGCTACAACAAGCACAGGGGTAACCGATACTCCTTACGGCGTAACAGCAGGGGCTTCCTATGTATATAATCAAGAGGTAGGTAATAACCAAGCAGACGGAACAGCTATAGTTTCTTC